GCACACGTGCGAGGAGTTAGAAATATTTGAGTGATTCGTTTTTCCAAATCGTGTTTATGAATACAACGGCGGCAAGTCGAGCGTAAAAAAAAATTCTGTTTTTAATGAATTTAGGAAGGGAGGGGCAGTCTTGGTTAACAAGATGAAGAAAATCAATGCTATGACAGGCAACTTAACAAGTGCGGAACGTGAAGCAATGGAGAAGCAAGAAACAGACTTCCACAACGCCTTATCAGAAATTGAAGCACCGTCGTGGCTATCGCCAGACCTACAAGAAAAATTCGAGTGGTACGCCAGGCAGTACGATGATTTAAACTTACTTACAATACTAGATGCTAGTATGCTGGCAAGGTATGTAACATTTGAAGCGAGATTTATTGCATTGGAAGAAGAAATACAAGAACAACCATTCACAAGCAATGGCGGCAAAATCAATCCATTGATTGTTGAGCAACGTCAGATACATGACAAAATGGAACGCATTGAAACGAAGTTAGGTATGAACCCGACCGACCGTTTACGTTTCGTCAAGCACACACCCGTGGAACAAGTAGACGAATTGGAGGAGTTTATAAGTGAGTTACTTTAATGAGGTATCTCAAAACCCTTTGCACGACCCTACAACTCATTACGCTATCGAGGTAACAAAAGGTAAGGTAATAGCTTCAAAAGCCGTAAAACAAGCGTGTGAGCGCCACATGAAAGACCTGGAGCGTGGCGATGATTTTATTTATAGGTTCGACCGCAAACGAGCCGACCATATTTTCAAGTTTTACGAGAAGTTTGTAAGGCACTCAAAAGGTGAACTCGCAGGCAAAACAGTAACGCTAGAGCCATGGCAAAAATTTATTTTAGGCTCGTTGTTAGGCTGGGTAAGAAAAGACGATGGGCGCAGACGTTACACCCTGGCATATATCCAGATGGCACGAAAGAACGGTAAGTCACTTTTGAGTAGTGGTTTAATGCTTTATCTGTTTATGGTAGATCAGGCGAATGGCGGCGGCGCAGAAGTTTATACAGCGAGTATAAAAAAAGATACAGCAAAGATTGTTTGGAACGATTGCATGAGAATGGTTAAAGCATCACCAACGCTTAAAAGACACGTGAGAGTACAAGAAAGTTACTCAACACTCACCTGTGGCAACAACGTTCTTAAAGCATTATCGGCAGACAGCGCACAAGATGGTTTAAACATCGCTGGGTATTCTTTAGACGAATGTCACTTGTTGCCCAACAGCGCAATGTATGACGTGCTTGTGAGTGCCACAGGTGCGAAGCTATCACCGTTAGGCTTCTTGATTACAACGGCTGGTGAAAGTAAAGGCGGCACTTCATGGTGTTATACATTCTATGAATATTGTAAGCAAGTGCTGCAAAACATTGTAGATAACGATAACTTATTTATTTTTATAGCCGAGCAAGACAATCAAGACGAAATACACGACCGCACAATGTGGTTGAAAAGCAATCCTAACTTAAATGTATCAGTCACTACAGACAGCCTGGAGCAAGCATATAAACGTGCGGTAGACGGTGGGGAAATGGACAACTTCCTTATCAAACACATGAACCTGTGGATACAGCGCAAAGATGCTTACTTTCCAATTGCTCGTTTAGATGACAGACCATTGCCACAGTTGGAAGGCATGGAGTGTTACCTGGGAATTGATTTAGCTTCAAAATTAGACCTTAACAGCGTTACAGCTGTGTTTCCTTTAGAAAATGAAAGGTATGCTGTACTTAATCATAACTTCATGCCAGAGGACACTATTTATCAGCGAGAGGTACAAGATAAAGTGCCATATAGACGATGGGCTAAAGACGGGCTAATAACTTTAACTCCAGGCGAGGTAGTCGATGTCGAATTCATTTACAATTACATTATCGAACTATCAAAAAAATATACTGTTATATCAGCTGGGTTTGATCCATGGAATGCCACGGCGTTGATGACTAAGACCGCAAACGCAGGAATCACTACTGTGGAAGTACGCCAGGGATATAAAACATTATCCGAGCCAACAAAGTATATTAAAGAATTAATGCTGCAAGGGAAAATTATTACAGGTAACAATCCTTTGTTTAAATGGTCTTGCGCAAATGCAGTAGGTAAGTTCGATAGTTCTGAAAATGTTTTATTGGACAAAGCGAAGTCTATTAACCGTATTGACCCGATTGCATCAACTGTGGTTGCTATGACAGAAGCCATACTGCATAACGAACGATACGATATTAATAAACACATATTAAATAATGAATATAGTATATGGGGGAAATAACAATGAATCAGCAAGAAAAAATTAAAGATATTATGCGAGAAAATTTAGATTTTGCGAGCAACCTATCGGTGCGAATGGTTGAATTGGAAGTTGTGCAAAGTACAGTTGCTAATTTACTTGAACGCATTGATGAAGTTGTTCACAAAGGTTGGGATAAAGATGCTGCACTAGCAACGGCAGCCATTGCGGAAATTCGTAATACTGTACGTTTGGTTGATATGGGATTCCGACCGCTGTTTGACGAAATGACTGAAACAGTGAATACATTCAAAAGTCAAGGAGAAAAGATGCTTAACGATGTAACCGAAGTCGAACCAGACGAATCGAACCGTACTATCGTACGCAAGTTATAAACTCGTTGCGTCTGACAAAGATTTTGAGGAGGTGAGAATGTGAATAAATATAAAATTTTCTTCAATGGTACTGATCCAATCGTTTTTGCAACCGACAAAGATTTAAAACAAATAATTGAAGATGAAAACTTAAAAGCGCTATGGGATATTAACAAAAAAAATTTCGTGGTGCTAGCTAATATTGCGCACGTACGAAAAATCAATGAATGAGAGGTTATAAAATGACAGTAGAACAACGCACGCAAACACGCACGTTAGAAGTACGCCAAAGTGACGAAGGAAACGGCTTGACTGTAAGTGGCTATGCAATTCGTTACGATGAACCTTCACAGCCGTTGGAGTATGGTTTCCGTGAAATTATTAAGCCAGGAGCATTCAATGAATCGTTACAACAACGAAATATCGTAGCGTTACACCAGCACGACGACAAACAACTTTTAGGCAGCACACAATCAAATAGTTTACGCCTGGAAGAACGAAGCGAAGGTATTTATTTTGAATTAGATTTATTGGAAAGCCGCAAGGAACTTTTCGAACTTGTAAAGCGTGGCGATCTCGCTTCAATGTCTTTCGGTTTCTCCGTGGAAGATGAGAAGTTCAATCGAAACGGCGATACAGATATTCGAGAAGTACGCAAAGGTACACTGTATGAAGTTAGTTTGGTACACACGCCAGCTTACAAGACATCTACAGTGGTAGCACAGCGTAGCTTAGAGCAATACCAAAATTTTAAAAACGAGGAGCATGAAAAAAATATGACACAAGAACAACCAGCGATTGACCCAACAATTATGCAACGTGCAGCAGTTGGCACACCAGAAGGCGAAGTACGAGCGTATAAGCCAGGCGAAAAAATGGGCGATGAAGTTACAAAAGTAACGCTAGGTGATTTAGTACGCACAGCGGTAACGGGCGAAGGCACGAAAGAAGTGCGAGAAATGTTAAACATGACAAACACAGGCGGCATCTTAGTTCCTACCAAAGTAATGTCGAATATGATTGACTTAATGCGTGACCAATCGTTCTTATTAAAAGGCGCTACAACGGTAAACATGGGCAATCACCAATCAATCAGCGTACCTAAAGTTTTATCACAACCAACGGCAGCGTTTAAAAAACCTGGAGAAGTTATCGCACAATCTGATGCGACATTCGGTGAAATTAAATTGGAAGCAAAATATTTATATGCAATGACAGAAGTTCCATTGGAGTTATTAAAAACAGGTGTAGGGGTATCAGAAAAGCTAAATTATTTAATCGCAAAAGCTATGAGTGAAGCAATTGAACAGGCTGGCTTAACAGGTGCGGTAGATGGCTTTGAGGGAATTTTCAACGATACAGAAATTCAAAAAGATACATTCACGGAATTAGATTACAACACAGTTAAAAAAGGTGTAAAGAAAGTTGCAGCAGAGAACGCTCACGCCAATGATATCGTTCTTTCAACTAACAATAAGTTAGACCTTGAAACCCTTCAGGCTACTGACAACCAATACATTACACCGCCACAATTTTATCAGTCATTAACCAAACACGCTACCAATATTATGGACGATGACAATATTTTAATTGGTGACTTATCAGCCGTGTACCTGGGAGTGCTGCAAAACACAACTGTGGAAGTTAGCCGTGAATATGGCTTTAATAAAGGTACAGTCGCAATTCGTATTTATTGGTACGGTGACATCGTAGTGAGTGAGCCGAAAAAACTTTGCTTACTGACTAAAGGTGAATAATTATGAATGAGTTCCTGGAAAGTACAAAAGTTTTTTTGCGAGTAGATGGGAACGACAATGACGAAATTCTTACAACTTTAATTGAAAGTGCTATCGCCTATGTGGTAACTACCACAGGGCGTAGCCTTGACTTAGAAGACCCGCTGGCAAGAATGGCGGTAAATTTATTAGTTCGTTATTGGTTTGATAACCATGAGCAAGATATACCGTATGGCATTAAGTCAATGATTACACAATTAGCATATAGACCAGAAAAGCAATAGTAATTATTTTAGATTGATTAGTGGGAATTTGTTATATAATAATACGACAAGTTCTCACTTGTGAATCTGAAAAGAAATGAGGTTAAAAGATGACGGTAACAGACCAAACAAAAATTTTAAAACCAATGTTCGACAATATTCCACAGGTTTTGAAGGACTACCCTTATTGGTGCTGCTGGAACAGTCAAAAAAAGATAGATAAAGACGGCAAGCCATACTACAGTAAAGAACCAGCGAAAAGTAACGGATCACTAGGGTTAATATGGAGTGAAAAAGATAACTTAGTGGACTTCAACACTGTGGTACAGCTGTATAACACAGGTAAATTCAAAGGCGTAGGTGTCGTATTATTCGAAGATACACCGTTAGTTTGTATAGATTTAGATGATTTTGAAAACATTAATGACATACCAGCAGAAAAGCATATCTTAACTATCACGGCATATACTGAGGTATCACCTAGCGGAAATGGGCTACACTTGTGGTACAAGGGAATAAAGCCTGAATGGGTAGGAACAAAAAAGAATGGCGTGGAATTTTACGGCGGCCAACAAAAGTTTTTAACAGTGACGGGCCACAGGTATGATGGGAACGCTGCACCAGATGTGCCAGAAGGGCAAAACATTATTGAAGAAATTGCGCAGAAGTATTTCGGAACAAATAAAAGGCAAAAAAAATCGTCTAACCAAACCAACGACCGCAATTCGTTAGTACAGTTAAACGATGATGAAGTAATACGCAAGTTATCGCAGTATAAAGTAGCCTGGAATCTATTTAACGGCGACACTAGCGACTTCAAGATACACGATGAATCAACATTTGATTTTGCACTTGCTAAAGATATTGCGAGAATCTCCAACGATGCAGACCAGATAGAACGCATAATGCGACGATCTAAACTATATCGTGATAAGTGGAATACTCATAAGAGTTACTTGCAAAAATACACTATAGCAAAAGCGATGATTGATGTTTCATTAGAAGTTGAAACTAATCAAAGTAACTATAGTATAGATGATACCAGCGGTCAGATACAAGAAAAAAGTGAACCGAAACAAAATCACAAACCGTGGTGGAAACAAAATGATAACGGAACAATGAGTTTGCTGCATGAGGTATTAGCTAAAGAAGTTATGACAAAGTACAATATTGTGCGACACCCTCATGCACACAGTGACTTGTATTTTTACAATCATAAAAAGGGCATCTATGAACAGGACACCACAGGTAGGCAGGTTCGGGCTATCATACGTTACACAGACGATTTAAAACGCAATCACATACGTGAGGTACTAGAATATATTTATGATATGTCGCCAATCGTTGAAAAAGTATCATCGGAATATATTGCTGTTGAGAACGGTCTAATTAATTTAAAAACTTTCGCCTTGGAAGAATTTAAGCCAGGCGTATTCGTCACTAAAAAGATTGGCACAAAATATAATGCAGTAGCCAAGTGTGATTTTGTAGACAACACGCTGCACAAAATATCTTGTGGACACAAGCCGACGATAGAAAACATAAAAGAAATGTTTGCGTGTGTTTTGTATCCAAAATTATTAGTTCCTAAAATGTTTTACCTTTACGGCAGGACTGCACACAATGGTAAGTCCAGCATACTGAACATGATACACGAAACATTTGACAGCGAAGGCGGTAATATTTCAGCCATTTCTCCACAAAAGTTAGCAGATAACACATTTGCAGGTTCATCTATTTATGGGAAACTAGCGAATATTGTTGACGACTTACCAGACAAGCCAATCGAAGATAGCGGACTTTTAAAGACAATTATCACCGGCGGTAGAATTGAAATCGAACGCAAAGGCAAAGACAGCGAAACGGTGAAAATTGAAACCACAATGGTTGCTGCATCTAACTACTTTCCTAACTTCAAAGAAAACGGGAAACAAATTAATAGACGATTGCACATTTTACCTTGCGAGCATGACTTTTCAAAAGACCCTGATGTTATATCAGATATTGAAGCAATGCAAATCATTACAAGTGATACTGCCAAAGAGTACGTTTTGAAGTTGGCAGTAGATACTTTACGAAAGATGTTAAGTTTAAGCACACCAGATAAGTTAACGCCTAACGAGAAGGCGGAGGAAATAGCAGAAGTATTTGCAGAACAAAGCGATCCATTAAGTGATTACTTCTTTGAATATGATGCAGACTATTTCCACAGTAACGCTGGCGCAAGTGTGTTAGCCGATTACGAAGATTGGTGTCAGCTTAATAGAGTTCACCCATTTGGTGCGAAACGATTTAAAGAAGCCGTTTGTTTAAAATACAACATGGAATGGACTTCCAAACGAGTTATACTCAACGGAAAATCAAAAGTTGTTAAAGGTTTTAAACAAAAAGCGGTTACAAATAGCTTAAAGTAGTTACAAAAGTTACAACGGGTTACAAAACGGTTACACCCTTCACGCTTAGAGCCATAAGGCTTTGAGCGTTTTTTTTGCGTTTGTAACCGTGTAACCGTGTTTTTTACTCTACTGAACTTTTAGTGCGTTAAGAAAGACCTATTACTTTAGTATTAGGTATATTGACATATACTTAAAGTATTGATAAGCTCAAAAAACGGTTACACGGTTACAAATAGCTTTAAACCTTGATACTAAAGGATTTATGACGGTTACAAATGGGTTACAAACGGTTACAAGCGGTTACAAATGGGTTACAACTATCAATAACACTCACCAGGAGGGCCTCACCTGTGGAAGTGAAATAGTTAACACTATAGAAGTGCAGCAGGAACCAATATAAAATGTTCCCAAACATTAATTTTGGAACCTTATAAAGTACTTTAAATAAATACACAACTTTTTGTGTATCTAACTTGAAAATACACGACTTTGTGTGTATAATGTTTTTTGAGGGGGAATAATATGAATGCAAAAGAGTTAGCAGCGTTATTAAAAGTACACCCCGAAACAATAAGAAGAATGATTCGCAATAAGGAAATTCAAGCGG